CTATGCTTCACCAGAACGTAAGTCAATCGGTTGGGCATCACCAGCATCTGGCGATGATCCAGCAGGTAACGGTGTTGCAATCGAGACATGGTCATTTGCTATCATTGATGGCAAAAAGGCTGCAAGCCGTCCATACTTCCACTGGGTATTCCCATTCGCAAAGCTTCGTCAATCAGGCGACCGCGTGATTGAAAACGGAATGCTTGCAACAACATTCGAAGGTTACGGCCTTGGAAACTCGTTATTCGGTGATGGTCTAGATGAGCGTTGGGAGTTCCCAGTCGCTACAGAGCGTCCATACTCATATGCACGTTCAACATGGGCACCAACTGGACGTAAGGGCTTCTACACATGGCACGGTGAACTTACCGCGTCTGTTAACAACGTTGCTCGTACAAGCTCAACTGCAACCCTTACGACATCCGCAGCTCACGGATTTGAGGCAGGAGACGAGGTAGTAGTGGCAGATCTTACTGAAACAGCTCTTAATGGTACATACACCATTGCATCTGTTCCAACCACAACGACATTTACCTACACAACCTCAACAAGCGGAACTATCGCCTCTGCTGCAGATAGCGGTACAGCGGTTGTTGCTGCAAACGGTCGTGCGGTAACAGACTTTGAGTCACAAGGCTCGACAACAGCGTACAACGTACCTGGTAACGAGAACTACAACGCAGATGAGTCAACAGACTTTATCATCGCGTCATCAGAGGATCCAACCTCCTAGTTAGAATAAGAGAGCGACATGCCAACGTGTAACCACCTACACAGGCATGTCGCTCATCTTCATAATAAAGACGAGTAGACGGGATAACGAGTGTCAAATCTTTGGGTTACAGTTGACGAACTCGACGAGTACGCCGATGATGAATATGCGTATGACGCCGTAAAGGTTGCATCTCAGCTTCTTTGGTCGATGTCAGGCCGCAAGTTTAACGGAATTACCACTGTGACGGAACGCTACATCTGCGCTTCGCGGGCGTATCGTCTTGGAGCCTCCTCACGAAATTACACTCCAGAGCTTGTCGGTGGAGACGTTTATAACATTCCTTTTGACGAATTTGACGACTATGCAGAGATTACAACTGATGGTATGTCTCCATCTACGCGCTTACGTTTACGTGGCCGTCCTGTTGTACGTATTCACTCAGTTCGTGACCGTGCTGGCAGCATTGTTGATCCAGCAAACTATTACCTTGTAGATCACTCAACGATTCAAGCAAAAGCTGGTACCTCGTGGGCTCCGTGCAACATCGAGGTCACCTACTCATATGGAGCTCCGCCTCCTTCATCAGGTAAGGCTGCTGCCCGAGTATTGGCAAAGGAATTTATTAAGCTTTGGTCTGGCGATGACGATTGCATGCTTCCTCAACGTGTAACCTCTGTATCGCGACAAGGCGTTAACTACACAATTTTAGATAACCAGGACTTTGTTGAGGAAATGCGCACAGGTCTATACGTTGTAGACCTCTTCCTTAAGTCCGTTAACCCAGACAAGGCACGCGCTAAGGCACGCGTCTTCTCACCAGACGTTCCTCGCGCTCGTCGTATGGTACCAAAGCCACTTCCGCTTGGTCAAAGTGTTCTTGATATGTATATCACCGGAAGTGAAGGTGGCGTATTAGACGTTAACCTTGACTATATAAACGCAGGATTCCTTGCAAGCGATGATACCTGGGTTCCGACTCTAAAAATTGCAAACTACACTGGAACAAAGACAAAAGATCTTTCCTCCGGTGCGGTTCAATTAAACGATCCTATAGTTACTGACGTTACCAAGAACGTTTCGTTTAAGGAGCTTACAGACGGTATCGTTACAATAACGACTTCAGCCGCGCATGGATTTGTTGCAGGTGATCTTGTTGTGATCGCAGGAATTAACTCAACGTTTAATGGAAGCTACTACATCGTAGACGTTTCATCGTCAGATACGTTTACCTATGCGCGTCAAGGATACGACGATGTTCCATATGGAGCTGATACGGGAACTGCAACGGTATCAAACGAGTCACGTGACTCAATCACGCTGACAGTCTCATACGATGACGCCTATGCATACGTTGGATTTGTTGATCCAGGAACATGGGACCTATATGCATCACGTCCAGACCCACTTGATGAAACTGCTACAGAAACCGTGTATATTGCGTCAGGAAACCTTGCGCTACGTCTAGGCAGGGAGGTTGTACCAACCTACACGTTGGGAGAATAATATGTCCCGCCTAATAGACGTATCGACAGTAGACTCAAGAGCTCTTAATCTTAAGACACTTCTTGACAAGGTGCTTGAAAAGGTAGTTGAAGTTTACGAGGACTATAACGTTCCGCTGCCGTCAAGACGCTTTTGGACTATGGGTGAACCTGCGATTGACTGCGAGCAACTTGTTGTTTCGTTTATACAGGTTTATCTTGGACGGCCTGGAGATGAGGCAAGTGAGCCTCAAAGGTGTCAGATGCCTCGCTCTGCAGTTTTGACAATATCAATTTCAAGAGAGATTCCAGTAGTCGGGCAAAATGGACGTCCACCATCACCAGAGAAGATTCAAGAAGCTTCAGAGATCGCGGCAGTAGACGCGTGGATGTTTATGGAGCTTATTAACAAGTTAGATCAGTGGAAGGAAGAAGAGGGAGACTTCGGACTTGGTGTTATTGCAACTGCAGACTCAAGTGGGTTTGACGGCGGGTTTCAAACAACCGCAATGCAACTTACGATAGCGGTGCCATAATGCCTTTATTTGGTATTATACAAGACAGTCCAATAATATACTTCGGGCAAAGAATAGCACGGCGCAACAGAAGACTTGGACGAGTACGCCAGTTTAACTCGGTATTTGGAGGACGCGGACGCGGAGGTACGCGCATAAGTCTGTCCTTTGCGGGTATCGTGTTTCGTCGTCCTGTATTAGACAAGTTTCTAAATAGTCCTACAGGACCCGTAGGAAGGTATCTTTATGGACGTGGTTTGCGTGTCCTAATCGCTGCTCGCTCACAGGTGGGAGTTAGTACTGGTAGGTTAAAGGCATCACTTCATATGGAGCACAGTCGTAGAGGTCCTGGTCAACAGGTAAAAATTGGATCTCCACTAAACTACGCCTTGGTGCACCACGAGGGATCACGCCCACACATAATTGTACCTAAAAGAGCAGAGACATTGCGCTTTTCTTCTAGAGGTAGAATAGTCTATACTCGAGTAGTTAGACACCCTGGAACTAAGCCAAATAAATACCTAACGGACAACCTTTATTTGATAAGATAAGAGAATTAAGACAACCGTCTTAATAAAGACACTAACGCAATACGGAGGAAGAAAGATATGGCAAAGTTTAAGGACTTTGGCGCAGGAACTGGAGCTGGTGAAAAAGAACCAGTTTCATTTATGCTTCATGGAGAATCATTTGACTGCCGCCCAGAGCTGCAAGGAAAAGTCTTGTTAGATCTTGTTGCTCGCTCAAGCGGCGATAACCCAGCAGACGCTGCTAAGACAATTAGTGACTTCTTTAAAAACGTTCTCGTAGCAGACAGCTACACTCGTTTTGACGCACTATTAACAGACCCAGACAAGATTGTAAGCGTAGACACTCTTGGACAAATTAGCGCGTGGTTAGTTGAGGTTTACACAGCGCGCCCTACGCAGGGGCCAGAAGCCTCCTCAACTGGTGCGTAGATCTCTGGCCCTACATTAATGGAAAAGCTATCGTGAACAAAATTAGACTTACAGAGTTAGAGGCAAGAGATATGCTTGACGTCTTGCACTACTTCTTCGAGGAAGACATGTTCTACTCATCTGCAGAGCAGGCAGAAGGACGTGACCGCGCACGAGAGCAAATTTACAGACAGTTTTATGAGTCAGAGTACGCGTACTCCGTCTCTAAACCATCATCAACTTACCAGGTAAATACAAAAAACTTTGATGATGTAATTACAGAAGAAGAGGAAGAGAAGTTGACGCCTTTTGATCCTCTTCAAAAGAAGCAACCGACAAAACCGTATGTTCCTCCGACACGGGTGAATGCTAACTCGCCTTTACCTTTTGGAGATGCGCTAGACGGACCACTGTCTTAGAAGTAAGATACTAAAAGAAAGGAGGTGAGTATATGGCAATAGTAGGTGACGCATATGTGGTTGTTCGCGCGATTACTACTGGCTTTGAAGACGAGGTTCGTCGTGCGGCAAGTGGTATAAACCTAGACCGTGATGGCCGTCGCATCGGGCAGTCGTTCTCAGGCGGATTTGCTGATGGCATGGGTAAAGATCTACTAAGATCATTTAGAGGATTTGAGCAGCGAGCCTTAGCAGCAAGAAGACAGTTCCAAAGTCTAATTAGAACTGGATACACGTTAGGACCAATTCTGTCTCAACTTGTGTCAACTGTTGGTTCACTAGCAGGCGGCTTTCTTTCTCTCGGTGCAGCAGTTCTTGCGGTAACACCGTCTTTAGTCACACTTGTTGGCGTATTCACCTCCTTAGGACTTGCTGCGCTTGTTACCATGTCTGCATTTTCTGGTGTAAGTAATGCTATATCTGCGGGACTAAAAAAGTCTGCCGCAGGCTCTAAAGCTGATACAGCTGCTAAGATTGCAGCTGCTCGTCGTCTCGAGGCCGCGCAAGAGAACCTTGCAGACGCAGATGAACGACTTACCGAGGCACAAGAAGATCTTAATGAAGCTCTTAAAGATGGCCGTGAGGAAATACAGCAACTTGGATTTGACGCAGAAGACGCAGCAATCAGTGAAAAGAAAGCAGCTCTTGAGCTTGAAAGAGCTCGTGAAACTCTTGCGCGTGTTCAAGACCTACCGCCTAACTCGCGCGCTCGTCGTGAGGCACAACTTGCATTTGCTGAGGCAGAGTTAAACTATAGAAAGTCTAAGGACCGCAATAAAGATCTGCAACAGCAGCAATCTGACTTAGTCGATAAAAGCAAGAACGTAAGTAATGAACTTCTTAACGTTGCAAAGGCAGCGTTTCCCGATGTGCAGGACGAAGGACTTCTCCGTCTTATCGCAGCAACTGACGTTGCACAGGATGGATTTAAGAATGTCACAGACGCTGCAAAGGCAAAGGCACGCGCTGAACGAGACGCTTTACGTGCACAGGAAGAAGCTAACAGTCAAGCAGCAGGTGGAGCGGGAGTTGACGCCTTTGCTGATGCGCTAAGTGGCTTATCTAAGGAAGCTCAGGACTTTGTAAAGTTTATCGTAAACGAGTTTGTACCTGCGTTAAAGAAACTACGTGACGCGGCTGCCGCAGGTTTATTTCCTGGTCTTGAGGCTGGACTAAGAAGACTTATGGACGAGCTCTTCCCAGAGCTTGAGCCGATGTTTGAAGACCTAGCAACTGCGGTTGCAGATGCGTTTAACAGCATAGTTGACTCAATACTTGATCTTGAAAATAAGCTAGACTTAGCTAAGGTGTTTGACCAATCAGAGTACGTAGTTAGAAAATTTGGTAATGTTTTTGGAAACGTATATGACTCTATTCTTTCACTTCTTGTTGGAGCAGACTTGCAAACAAGGCGCTTTGTTGACTTCCTCGAAAAGAAGACAGGTGAGTTCGCTAAGTTCTTAGACACCAAGCAGGCGTCCGGCGAGCTTGATGCGTTCTTTAAGAAGTACGGAGACATTACCGCACGCATTGGTGGAATACTTGGAAACACTGTAAGTGGAATAGTTAATATCGTTAAGTCAGCGTTTACTCCAGGCGGCGGAGGATACGTAATTATCGAGTGGCTTGAAAAGGTCACTGCAGGGTTTGAAAAATTCTTTGAACAACCTGCTGGAGCAGAGTGGCTTAGAGAAACTACTATAAATGCAACAAAGGCATTGTCGTCTGTTGGAGCCTTTATTAAAGAAATTCTAAAGGCAGGCGCGGATCCAAACGTAGGTAAGTTCTGGGATACCTTAAAGGAAGCTGCTCCGTCATTCGGTAATATTCTTACAGGACTAAACGCAGCAGGACCTGCCTTTGCTCAATTTGTGGTTACACTATTTAAGTTTTTAGAAGTTACCCTTTCCACTGGAGCTATACAAACATTCTTTAACACGCTTAACGTAGCCCTTAGCGCGGTAACAAACGTATTGTCAGATCCCGCGATAAAGAAGCTATTTGATGCTGGCGCTCGCATTCTTGCGTTCTTCTCTGCCTTAGGCTTGATAATCGGCACGGTTAAGTTTGCCTTTTTTGTAATCAGCGGAACTATATTGACTGTTGTTGGCGTATTCCAAAAACTTGGACTTGCAATACAGCTTATTAAAGGAACA